CGTTTTAGGCGTTGCTCAAGTCGATGCTAATGGGTACGAAAGAGAATGGGACACCTTTGTTGAAGAGGTAGATGCCGCAACAGACCTTTTAAGCATGTCCAGCAAAACAAAAGGGAGTGAACAAAAGTGGATAAAAAACAATTAATCGGTACAGCTATCACAATGCTTCAAAGCGTTGATCCGGACACCATCGAGGTTATCAACTTTGACCGGACTGAATACGATGACGGTTCTGTTGGTTTTAGTGTGAATCTGACGACACCGCCAGAGAAAGAACCAACAGAACACGAAGGTGCTTATCGTGAAATGAGTAAGCTTACAGACTTTATCCTAAAAGAATTTCCGCGGGAACCAGGTAAAGATGGACTAAACGAGTCTGCTGCTGAAGTAGCTATTCGATTACTAGATAGGTTGAAACCCCGTCCAGTTGATAAACTGCAAGTGACGGATGTCGATTACACTAACAAACTTGACCCTGTATTTACTTTCGATTTTAAAGAAGTCGATCGCTATGTAGTAATTGATCTAGGAGAATTCTCGGGTTTTGGTAGACCGAAAAGAACCCTCACTATCTCTGGGCCATTAAAAAAAGTTTATCAAACAGAAAAACTCTAAGAACTTGCCATCCGGCAGGTTCTTTTTTCATGCCCAAAACATGCTTATGGCATTAAAAGGCGCAAGGCTAAAAAATACAGACAACAAAGTCTATAAAAAAGGGAGCAACTGACATGACAAAAACCAAATTTCCTTTACGTTTAAATATCCAATTCTTTGCAGACGACAATCCACCTGCGGATCCGCCGCAAGATCCTCCAGGCGACAATCCACCGGCAGACCCGCCGAAAGGTGAAGAACCGAAAGACCCGCCGGCGAAAACGTTCACACAAGCAGAAGTGGACAAGATTGCAAAAGACCGGGTAGCGAGAGCCGAAAAGGATAAAGAAAAAGCCATCGAGGAAGCACAAAAGCTTGCCAAGATGAACGCAGACGAGAAACAAAAGTACGAGCTGGAGAAACTGCAAGATGAAATTGCGGAACTTCGGAAGAAAGATGCTTTCTACGGTTTATCCAAAGAAGCCACGAAGATGCTTTCTGGGCATTCAATTATTGCCGATGACGAACTACTTGGCTTTGTCGTCAAAGACACAGCAGAAGACACGCAGAAGGCTGTCAACTCATTCGTCGCGCTTGTGGAAGCAAGAGTAGATGCAGCGGTGAAGGAAAAGCTGAAGGGCACGCCACCGAAAAAGGCATCAGCTGATTCAGGTGCGCTGACAAGAGCATCTATTAACGCCATTAAAGACAGTTCCGAACGTATTAAAGCCCGACAAGAAAATCTACACCTCTTCAAATAAAACTTAGAAAACAGGAGGTCATTTCACAATGACGAAAAGTAAATTAGCACCTTTATCTTTAAACATTCAATTCTTTGCTGCAGAAACGCCTTTAACTACTAACCTAAGTAAAGCACTATCACTTGATTTCACAGAACTTTTTGGGCAACGCTTCAAATCACTATACGAACTATTAGGTATTGAACGCATCCAATCTATGGCGAGCGGAACCGTTCTTAAAACGTACACGTCAAGCGTGACACTTAGTGGCGCAGTCGTAGCACCAGGAGACATCATCCCATTGTCTGAAGTGGTGATGGAAGATGGCCCAACACAAGAATTAGCATGGGACAAGAAACGTAAAGCCGTAACGATGGAAGACATTCAGAAATTCGGTTTTGATCGTGCCATCACGATGACAGATTCGAAGTTGATCGGTGAAATCCAAAAAGGCGTTCGTTCTAAACTATTGGCTCAACTTGCAACAGGTACAGGCGTAGCGACTGGCGAAGGCTTGCAACAAGCAATGGCGCAGAACTGGGCAGCTGTTACAACAAAATTCGGTGAAGACGATGTGCAAATCATTTCATTCATGAACCCGTTTGACGTAGCTGACTACTTAGGCAAAGCCAACATCACGACTCAGAACGCATTCGGCATGACATACCTTGAAGACTTCTTAAACAACAAAGTTGTATTTTTGCACGGCGATGTACCAAAAGGCACGGTCTACTCAACAGCTGACCAGAACCTTGTAGCAGCTCACGCACAAATGTCAGGTGGCGCAATTGGTCAAGCCTTCGACTTCACGACTGACGAAACTGGCTTGATCGGCGTAACGCACGACATCAACAAGCAACGTTTGCAAGCTGAAACAATCACTGCTTATGGCATCGTGTTGTTTGCAGAACGTCTGGACGGCGTAGTTGTCGGAACAATCACGGAAGAAGCACCCGTAGTTTAATAAAAATTTAATCGGAAAAGGATGATAAAAAATGGCAGACGTAGCTATCGTAAAATTCAATGACGGACAGGATAACAAACACGGATATGAAGTAGGGGACGTTTTCCCCCGCGAAGGTTTGGACGTATCGGAAGAACGCCGCGAAGAGCTTCGCGGAAAAAATAACAAAGCAAGAAAACCAGTCATCAAAGAATTCAAGGTCAAAGAAGCCGTGAAAGTGGCTGAGGATTCGGAGTTCCCGAAACACACAGGCGGCGGCTATTATGAGCTTTCGAATGGCGCTAAAGTCCAAGGCAAAGAAGATGCAGCACAAGCGGAATTGGCTCTAAAAAACCAAGAGTAAAGCGTGGTGATCGACCATGATTGAACGGTTAACGGTTCGAATCAACGACATTGATACGGACCTTGCAGAAGAATTGATCAAAACCGCCAAGGATCGGATTCTGTTGCGGGTGGGGTTGAAACAAACCCTGATCCCAGCAGAACTCGAATCCATCTGTGTGGAAGTCGTCCACTCCATGTACAACCGTCATAAGATGAATCACCAGGGCGTTGACACCGAGAGTGTTGACGTTTTTTCTGTGAAGTTCATTAACCGCTTGCTGGATGAGTACCAGCCGGAGTTGGAAGAGTATCGGCGTATGTACAAGACGGAACAGGATGAATCGGCAGGAAAGCTGAGATTCATATGAGATTTAAACCGTTACGCTTATACGCAGCTAACAAAACAGGGGAAGATGTGCTGGGCAATCCCATTACAGAATCCGTGCTGATCGGGCTCTATGAAGGAATGGTCACGTCTTGGACGACTCAGGAAATCGCGCTGCTTGACCGGGAAGTGACCCGAATGCAACGAAAGCTCTTGACCGATGCGCCAATCGACATTATTCGACAAGCTGACACGATAGAACTGGAAGGCGAAAGTTATCACGACATCGAGGTAAAAACCGATACTGTGCGCTGGCGACTCTGCCACATAAAGGATTATTTCCAATGATCCTTATCCAGTTGAGAGGTGACGATGTGCTGGCTCGTGCATTGTTGGAAAAGAGTCAAGCCGATTTCGGCCGTGTCGGCATCAAGAGCTTGCTTGAAATGCGAAATCGTTCGGTAGCTTCCCAGAACCCCGCGCAGGGCGGTACACCTGTTGACAGTTCGGAACTGCGCCAGAGCGCTACCGTCAGCGGCGATGAGATGGGATACGTCAAAGATTACGCACCACACGTTGAGTACGGCCACAGGACACGCAATGGCGGATTTGTTCCAGGGCAATACTATTTAAAAACAAACGTGAACATCCAGAAACCGATATTCCGGGAAGATTTGATCACGAAGATGAAGGAGTGAAAACATGCTAAAGAAACTATCGCTGCTTGATATGCACATTGCATTGAAAAACCGTATCGAAACAGGTACGGATCTTCGGCTGGTGGACCACGTGAAAACCAATGAAGTTTCACCCTTCACTTTTCTGGAGATTGTCGGAATGACGGAAAAGAACACGAAAACGATGTATGTGGATGAGTTTACGGTACACGTGCACATCCTATCAGCACCTGACACGGATAGCATCGAGCATTATGGCAACATCCAAAAAATCCAAGAAGCGCTGACCGAATATCTCGCACTGCCCCCAGGCTTTGATTTATTCGGCCAGACGACTTCGGGTTTGATCAGCAATTACATTGAAAAAGAGACAAACGAACGCCATGCCGTACTGGGGTTTGTTTTTAAAGTTGCATACGGATTCAAAATAAAATAGTAGGAGTGAGACAGAATGGCATTTGAAAATAACTTATATTGCGATCTTACAGATGGCGCCTCACAAGCAATGGCCGGTAAGGATATCGTACTGGCAATCTTTGACGCAACAGGAACGGACCTTTTGGCTGTAGCAGGCCAGCAAGGGTTGACGATCAACCGTTCAAAAGACTCCATCGAAGTCACATCGAAAGATAGCGGGGGCGGATGGAAAAAGAAAATCGGCGGCATGAAGGAATGGTCGATTGATAACGACGGTCTATACGTTCCAAGTCACGCATCGCATAAAGCACTAACTGCAGCATTCAACAACGACGAATTGCTTTGCATAAAAGTTCTAGATCAGAAAAACGAAGTCGGCATGTTCGGTGGTTTGGCTTCATTGACAGATTACAGCTTGGAAGCTCCATACGATGACGCCATGACTTACTCGGCATCTCTGGATGGCTCGGGAGAACTTGTCGACCTATCAGAAGATCCAGATACAGGAAACATGATGCCCGGAGGCACTGAGCCTGAGGTTATCGTTTAAATAACTGAAATACTCAATTCAATTAGGAGGAATGAAATATGTTTGAAGTAGAAAATGACATGATGGATTTACGTTTTAATATGCAAAAGGTGAAAACGCTGGAATCCATGCAAGGTGTTTCCCTAATGGGGGAGCTTCGCAGTTCCGGTGGTCTCTTGTCGCTTCAATTGCTGGAAGGTCTGTTTGCCGTCGGTCTTTATAACACGACACAGGATCAAGCAGTGAAAGGGAAAAAAGCAGTGGAGATTTACAATTCCTTGATGGAGTCTGAGGGGTATTCCAACATCGTTGCTGTGACGATTGGCAAGCTGCAAGAGGACATGGGTTTTTTGTTCCGCAACAACTAATTGAATACGAGTATTTTGGTGAGGAATCGGGCGATAAGCGGCCGCTGACCAAAGCGGAAAAAGAATTGAATATCAAGGAGGAGTCATATGCGCAAGCGCGCGACTTCGCTTTTTTTGTTGCCAATTTTAGCTACTCAAAAAAAGATTACGACGCTTTGACTGAACTGGAGAAAATGTTCATTCGGAAAGCATATGAATCCAAAATCGTTAACGAAAGCACGTTTATTCGGAATGCTCATCTGAATGCCCTTGCCAATTCCAAACGGAAGAAGTCGGCAAAATTCATCGAGCTATTTAAGAAACGCCGCAAGAAAGTGGACAAAGAATATAACAAAAATGCAGAAAGTACCATTCTCAAAGTGGAAGAAAAGGAAGGGAAATCGTGGGTGGACAAGATCTATGCAAGTGTTGGTCGCAAGCGTCCAGTCAAGAAAGGAGAGTGACCAATGGCGGACTATACATTAACGGCCAAACTGACTGCCGATGCCCGGGATTTAATTCGGGGGTTCGACCAGGCGAGTGACGCCGTACAAAATACAGGCAAGAAAATTCAGGAAGCCAGTAAATCCATCGGAGCTGTTGGAGCGAAAATGTCAGTAGGCATTACGCTGCCTTTAGTAGCAGCGGGTAAAGCCATTATTGGAACAGGGATGGCCTTTGATGATTCAATGGCAAAAGTTGCTGCCGTATCAGGAGCCACAGGAGAAGACCTGATGGCCCTAAGAGATAAGGCCAAGGAAATGGGTGCGACAACTCGCTACTCTGCATCTGAGGCTGCAGACGGATTGAATTTCATGGCCATGGCTGGCTGGAACACTGAACAGATGGTGTCCGGGCTTCCTGGCGTTTTGAGTTTGGCTGCTGCATCCGGTGCGGATCTGGCGACCACTTCCGATATTGTGACAGATGCTTTGACGGCATTTGGGTTAGAAGCGAAAGACAGCGGCAAGTTCGCTGACATTCTAGCCGCCGCCTCATCCAAAGCAAACACGGATGTCGTCATGCTCGGCGAATCATTCAAGTACGTTGCACCACTTGCGGGAGCCATGAAATACAGCGCTGAAGATGTTTCAGTTGCACTCGGCCTGATGGCCAATGCGGGTATCAAAGGCAGTCAGGCAGGTACTTCACTGAAGACTATGCTGGCGAACCTTGCAAGCCCGACCAATAAAATGAGTGGGGCGATGGACGACCTCGGAATCAGCCTGACAAACAGTGATGGCACGATGAAAACGCTCGATGAAGTTATGGGCGATTTGCGAACATCCTTCGCAGATCTTAGCGAAGTGCAGCAGGCGCAATACGCATCCACTATTTTTGGTAAGGAAGCCATGGCCGGATCGTTGTCCATCATCAATGCAAGTCAGAAAGACTATGACAAACTATCCGAGGCCATCAACAACTCCGAAGGCGCTGCAGCCACTATGGCTGAGACGATGGAAAACACACTTGGCGGTAAGCTGAGATCCATTCAATCAGCGGTGGAAGGCGTAGCCATTCAGTTCTATGAGGAAATGCTTCCGGCATTACAGGCGGTGGCAGACAAGGTACAGGATGCTGTCGGGTTCATCGCGAGCCTGTCGGGTGAAACAAAACGGATGTCGTTAATAATTGCATTGGTTGCATTAGCTATCGGACCCGTTCTTGTTGCGTTGTCTATGTTTGGTTTCCTTGTCGGCGGTCTAGTCACAGCCTTTGGGCTCTTAATCAGTCCGGTTGGTTTGGTGATTGCGGGTATTATCGCATTAGCTGCAACCTTTGTTACCGCTATGATCAGAAGTGAGGAATTCAGGAACGTTGTAATGGCCGCGTTCACCCGGGCGAGAGAAGCGGTGTCTGGCTTTGTGGATACGGTAAAACCGATACTGGAGAACATGTGGGCAGGGGCGTCAGCAAGTGTGGCAGCCTTTGCGGATGGGATAGGGCCGAAATTCATGACGGCTTTTGGCGTTATTGGCAGCGCTTTTTCGCTAATTTCACAAGCTGTTGGCGCATTTGTTGCCTTTGCATCACCGATACTATCCAGTCTATGGACAACCGTCTCAACGGCCATCGGGCAGTTCGTCGCTTTTGCCGTCCCGATTCTACAAACAGTGTGGGATGCGATAACGAACGGAGCTTCATCCGTTTCCGCCAACTTCGGTGAAAAAGTAATGACGGTATTTCAGACAGTAAAAGATGTGATTATGACCGTCGTGGATGTGGTCGGTCAATTTGTAACGAGCATTATCGACGGGTTTAGCAGTGCAGGCGGTTCAGTTTCGTCGCTTGGTTCCTTATTTATCCTATTCAGCCCGTTGCTGAAAATCGCCATGATGATACTTACGCAATTCGGTCCACAGATTGCTGCAGGATTCCAACAAATAGCTGCGCTGATCATTCCGATTTTAACTACACTGGGCACGATGCTAGGTCAACTGGCAGCGGCGGTTATTCCGCTTGTCATGAACGTGGTAGCAACGTTAATCCCAATAATTATCACGCTCGCTATGGCCATCTTCAACATCGTCTCAGCGGTGCTTCCGGTACTGCTGAATCTGTTTATGCAGCTGGTTCCGGTGGTCATGAGCTTGGTATCCACAGTGATAGGACTAGTGTCATCACTGCTTCCACTCGTATCCACGCTAATAGGGGCAGTTGTTCCCGTGCTGATGATGCTTGTGGATGTCATTTTGAACATTGTGCAGGCAGTCGCTCCGGCGCTCATTGCGATCATCGGTGCCATCATTGCGATATTCCAGGCAATCATTCCGGTGATTATCTCGATACTGACCGTTGTGATACACGTGTTTGCGATGATTATTGCGACGCTCACACCGATCATTGCGTTTGTCGCCGGATTGATTACAAGCATCATTGCGATTATCGCGCCAATCGTCACGTTCATCGCCGGTGTAATCGCCTCCATCTTCAAAGTCATTACGCCGATCATCACTTTCGTAAATGGCGTATTCCAGACGGTATTCACGATTATCTCCGGCATCTGGCAGACCATCATGCAATATATCAGTTCGGCGATATCTTCAATATCAAATACCATTGCGCAAGTCAGCGGTGTGGTGTCCGGCGTATTCAACGGCATCTGGTCGAAGATTTCCAGCGTGATGGATCGAGTCAGTTCGAAGATTAAAGGTGTGTTCGATGCCATCCAAACGGCATGGACAGGATTGAAAACGTTTGTATCCAGTGTATTTACGGGCATCGGCGACAACATGAAAACGTTAGTAAACAAAGTAAAAGGATTTGTAAACGGCGTGATTGGAGGCATCAACTCAGCCATAGGTTTGATCAACAAGATTCCAGGTGTCAGTATAGGCAAAATACCATATCTCGCAAGAGGAACGGATGACTGGCAAGGCGGATTTGCCCGTATGAACGAGGGCGGCCGCGGCGAGCTGGTGAATCTGCCAAACGGTGCCCAGGTTATCCCGCACGATGTCTCGATGAAATATGCGCGCGAAGCCGGGCAAGCTAACGCTCGGAATGGACATCAGAAATCAGAGACTGTTGTTAGCGCAGGAAAAACCGTCGTTGATAACGCATCTCCTACTTACTTAGTGATGGATAAACGCGTGATTGCAGAAATATTGAAAGATCCTGTAACTGAACTACAAAATTTAGATTCAACAGTATTAAAACAGTTTAAGGGGGGTGAGGTGTTGTGAGTTTTGAGTTTAACGGCGAACAAAGAAGTTACTTAACGATTGACAAAAGTGAAGCACGCCCATCATTTGCTCCTGTAAGAAGAGAATGGATTGAGGTGCCCGGAAGAGCAGGGTCTATCCTGACGCGTTCAAAAACCGAAATTCGAAAAATTAGCATTCCTGTTAATGTTTTTTACGGTAATTTTACAGAACTTCAAGAAATAAAAACTGACTTGGCGAAATGGCTTGTCCATGAGCAAGAAAAAAAATTAGTTTTTCCTGATGAACCTGGCCGTTCTTATAACGCTATTCTCGATGGAGGCATTGATTTTGATGAATTGCTGGGTGTCGGGAAGGGCATTATTACTTTTATTTGTCTTGATCCTTATAAATATGCACCTCCTAAATCCGATACGTTTAACAACGGGATAGTCACTGTTTCAAATAACGGAACTGCCCCGACACCTCCTGTTTATGAAATCGATGTGCTGGAAGACATCACACACCTGGACATCATTTCAGATGAATCCTATATCCGCATCGGAGAACCAGCGCCGGCATCTGAACCTGTCTATGCACGTCAAACGTTAGTGCTGAGTGACAGTTTGAAAACATTGATTGGGTGGTCAGACGTGACCAATGTGGATAACGGATATGTGGCCGGAACCATGACGGCTACACA